AAGCACACGCGGGCGGATTGGCTATCGTAACGAGAAAGCTTTTCCTTATCCCGCGTGTTTCATTGAATTTATAGTGACCGAGACGTACAACATGCCTCTCGGTATTATTGATTACTTACTCACAGTCCGGTTTAGATTCGGGATAGAGTCGTATAAGTTCGTCAGGTTGGAAACATTCGATATCTGTGACGATTTTATCGCGGCTATGCACAGGCTGGCACCAACCGAGGCGAGCGGCTTAACCTTTACATCTTTTCAGAAACTATCAACAGAATTTGATGAAGATCATAACAACGTGGAAGCCCCTTACATCGACTATCAAACAAGGTTTAGAAGTTCCGCAGCTTACGTACTGGCGGATGATGAGTTGCATGGCCCTGTTGATGCTGCTGTAACCGGAGATATTGTAGAACATTCAGATTTAGAATAACATGGCAAGAACCCTAGAGGCGATAAAAAACGAAATAAAAACCGAGATCAGGACATACTCAAGCCTTGATAACTACCTGTTTCCGGAAGATGGCGGATCTGCCGTCGGCGTGTTCAATGCACTCATATACGTGGTGGCCGCAGCGATGTTTACTTTTGAGGTTCTTATCGACTCATTACAAGCCGACATCCAAGAGATTGCCGACGCCGCACCTTCAGGTAATGCAAAGTGGGTGCAACGACAAATTTTGAATTTTCAATACGGGGATGTGGTAACGCTAACCGACTTCGTGCCGGGTTATGCAACGGTTGATGAAGCCGCACGAATCGTAACAAGGTGCAGCGTGAAACAGTTAGGTTCCGGCGTTCTGGCCATTAAGGTAGCAAAAGGAACCGCACCAAGTTTAACGCCATTGTCCGCACCGGAATTGACAGCGCTGGAAGATTATTGGTATGGCACTAGTACAACCGAGGGTGTAGGGTTCGCCGGTGTTCGATCGACATTCATAAATCTCGATCCTGACAGGATGAGAGTAGCAGCCACGGTTTATTTCCGGGGTCAATATGTAGAGGCTACAGTAAAGGCCGCAGTTATTGAGGCGATTGATGATTTCTTTGCCACGTTCGCCGACGAAGCTTTTGACGGTACCGTATTCATTATAAAGCTAGTCGACGCGATTCAGGCGGTTGAGGGCGTGTCACGTGTCGTATTGACGGACATTAAAGCGCGCGAGGCTACGGTAGTTCTCGGATCAGCCACAAGCATCGATTTACAAGGGACATACTCAACGGTGGCGGGCTACATAATTTCTGAGGACACGGGGGGCAATGAATTGACCGACACAATAACAATGGCAGAAGAAACTTTATAAGATGGGATTGTTTGATGTCACATGGGCAACGCAGGCGGAAAAACTTTTGCCACCTGTATTACGGGATCGGGACTTTTCCGAGGTCGATGATGATTTTAAATCTGGCGATCCGGAAAATAACTATATCGAGTACGCACTTATCAGTTCTCCGGGACATTGGAAAGAGTTCCCAACGGTAGGGGTAGGAATTTACAATTATCTGCAGGGCACTCAATCACCGCAGGTATTACAACGCAATATCCAGGTAGCACTAAAGGCAGTAGGATTTACAAAACCGTTTATTGATGTGCGCAGATTTCCAACGATCATTATTAACAAAGTAACCGTAGAACTGAATGGCATTTGATATTCTTTTACGAAGCGGCGGAACAGGAGTAAAAGACTTTTTAGCAAGTCTGGTAAAACCCTTGCAGACTAATTCGTCGGCGATGGATTCATTTGATACTGAATATCGTAAGCGGGCAAAGTTCAATGGTCAAAAGATCGTATTACAGGAAGCATTGAATGATATTTTCGGGGTAACGTCCGCGCCTTATATATACATTGAGGTTACGCGCGACATAGGGGAAAATCTTTTCTTCTTTGAAACTTCGGAATCTCAACCGGTGTACTTCTCAGAAACCAGCGAGGACGACCCTGTTTATTTTTATGAGGACTCAGAGCTACCGGAGGGAAATTATGATTTCATCGTTTACATCCCATCGGGTATTCATACCGCTGAACTTGAGCGGCGCGTAAGAGCGGAGGTTAATATTTACAAGGTTGCAGGAACACGATTTACAATAGACACATACTAACATGAAAAAAATATCTTCATCCGCCACACTAGGAGGCGCACCTGTTCATAAAGGTGATTTAAGGGAAACATTCAATGATGAAATTTGGGATGTGATCGAGGCGTTGCTTTCTCCGTACAATTCCGACACCGAGGGAATAATTGTAAGTGGATGCGAGATAACCGGTTCCGGCCCTTACGATATAGCGGCAGGTATCGTCTATCTCAATGGGGAGTTCATGAGACTGGCCGCAGCCACAGGGCAAACGCTACCAAAATACATTCAAGCCGCAACAGCGGTGAATGATACGCGGACATTTAATGACGGAACAAGCGCGGCGGTATTCGTAACAAAATCAGCCGAACTAGCAGGATCAGCGCCAGGGTCAGGTCAATATATTGCAATTACCTCCACTACAGATCCTGATGATCGGCGATGGAAATATCCAATACAATCAGCCGCGCGCCTAAAAAAGAAAGTCGTTCTGATTGGAGATTGGAACATGGACTCCATAAGTGGTGTATCGGTTAATCATGGTTTATCTGATTTTACAAAAATCCGAGGGATTGAAGTTATAATTATTGATGATGCCGGCACAACGTTAAGATCTCTGGATCACGTTTCCGCCGGATCAAGCGCACCGGATGGCGGTGTTAATGATGTAAACAGCACAACTATAGGATTGGGGCGATTCAGCACGGGTGTGTTTGATGGCACGGCATATGATCAAACATCATACAATCGGGGCTGGATAACCATAACCTACGAGGATTAAAAAATAATTATTCCCAAATTTGGAATAGTCGTTCTATTTTTGGTACTTTATTCCCATAAAGGGAAACGAAGTACTTGGAAACGGTAGAAAAACGCACAAAAGACGGTTTCACATTCACCAACAGGGTGATCGGTGAAAACGTCTTTATGCTTTTAAACCAGGGTATAGGCCCCACCACGAAAGGGGAGCCATACATCGACGGTGCCCAATTTGCGCAGGAGGCTTATTACTGGAAGTCTCAGGGCAAGCAAATCACAGTCAAAATAAATTGCCTCGGCGGTCGCGTCCTTCATGGATGGGATATAGTCGACGCAATTCTTGAGTGTGAGGCCGATACGTTCGGCGCAGGGGTGGCTTACTCAATGGCCGGAATGTGTTTAATAGCCGGAAAGAATCGCCGCGCTTACAATCACGCATCCGCGATGATCCACGCACCTCACAATCCAGCGAACCGTGAAAAAAGCACAATCACTGAAGTGATGAAAGCTCAATTCACAAGCCTACTGCAATCACGCACGAAATTTACCGCTGACGAAATAGCAACACTGATGAATGGTGAAGATCATTTTTTCTCCGCTGATAAGATGCTGGAAAAAGGAATGATTGATAAAGTAATCTCATCCGGTATTGTGGCACCTGTCAACGCATCCGCAGAGGAATTGCTCGCTTTTTATAACAACTCAATAGAAGATTTTAAACAACCAAACAATTCAGACATGGATTTCAAAACAATCCTTGCCAAGCTCACCGGTAAAGAAAGTGAAGCTGAGGGCATTGTAGCAGTGACTGAAATGAAGTCACAAATCGAACAGCTCAAAGCGAAAAACACTGAGCTTGAAACTGAGAAAAAGAACCTCGAAACAAAAGTTAAACAGCTTGAGGATGCTTCAAAGAACAGCGAGGCAAAGACCAAAGCGGTTGAACTTATCGAGGGGGCTGTGAAAGCCAATAAGCTGTCATTTAAGGATGACGCTGAAAAGGTTAAGGCAATCGATGGAGCAATTGCAAACTACGATTTCACAAAGCAGATGATCGACGCAATGCCTACAAAAAAAGTAGCCGCAGCAGCGGCCATCCCGGCAGCAGACGGCAAGCAAGTCGAAACATATGAGTGGCTTGCAAAGAATGATCCTAAAAAATTGGCTGCAATCGCAGAAACAGATCCTGAGTTATTCAACAAACTCTCAGACGAATATCTCGCATCACAAAACCAAACAGAGGCTAAATAATCATGGCAGCAGAACTTTTAAGAAGACAATTTTTAACAGAGCTAACACCAAGACTTCGTCCTGGAAACTCGTGGCTTAGTCGTTCTATTAACGATGATGCCTATGTTAATAACAATACGGTCGAAATCCCAACATCAGGGGATGATCCGAACGTCGTGGTGGATCGCACTGAGATACCAGCGACTATTAAAAAGCGCACGGACTCAGCGTCGAACTACACGCTTGAGGAACTCACCACAGATCCAACTCACATTGGAGACAGCGAACAGCTTACTCTTTACTACAATAAGAGAGCGGACTTGCTTAACCAACACGTTGAAGTGCAGCGCAAAAAGATGGCGGAGCGGGCTTTGTACAAATGGGCCGCTGGTGCTGATTCCACAAGAATCATTGCGTCGACAGGTTCATCAAGAACACCAGGAAACACAACGGGGGCACAAACTGGCAGCAGAAAGGCTTTCATTGAAAATGATATCATCGGTATTCAGCAAATGTTTTATGCTGACGACGTGAGCCCGGAACTGGAGGCAGTGAACGGCATCGCATTGATCACGCCAGCACAGTACGCAGACTTGATCAAGCTTGATAATTTCAAAAGAGCAGATGCGTATGGCGTTTCAAACATTCCTTCAGGCGTTGTAAGACGTGCTTACGGATTTGATTTCTATGTGAGATCTTCTGTTGTGTCAGTAGACGCATCGAATGTATTACGCGCTCAAGGCGCCGCGGGAGCAACAACCACACAAGACTGTGCGATATTCTGGTCACCGTCCTACGTAAGACGGGCGATAGGTGCAATTAAAACCTATGTGAACATCGGAGAGGCAACCCTTTACGGGGATGTACTTTCAACAATGGTACGTTTCGGCGCAAAGGCAGCACGTAGCGATAACAAGGGCGTATACCTGCTTTACGAGGACAACGCGTAATCACCAAATAAAGAAAAGTTAAAATGGCACAAACAATATCATATCCATTTGGCGAAGCAGACTTACAACAGCCTGACTATGCCGCGACTCTTGAGGTAACAATCTCAAATCAGCTTACGATCCTGGATCCAGCAACACTTACCGGGAACATGACAATCAACCTGACAATCAACCAGGGTGTAAAAGCCGGCGCCCTACTTCTTTGTGAGTTGACAGCAACCGCCACGGAGGTTTCTACGTTCGGCACTGGCTTCACTTCACCAACGCTTACCGGTGTTGCCGGAAAGACAAAGGTAATGATGTTCATGTACGACGGCACAAGCTTCAAGCCGTGGGCCGCAGGCTATCAGATTGATTAATCATGGCGAAGAAAGAAAAGAAAGAGGTTAATGAGGTCAACGACATTGTGGAGGGTGAAGACCTGAAACATAACGGAGGCAAGCCCGATGGAGGTGAAAGTCCATCGGCGCTTGTTGGCCCGATTGACTCAGAAGAAAAAGCCCGCGCGTTCGTAAAAGCGTTTTATGCTGTCCCTTCGGGATGTCGTTTGGTTATTGTTACAGAGGATAGAAATGTCTTTTGGCAAGAAAACGCGAGCTCGGCAGTGAACCACGCGCAAAAAAAGAAACTTAAACTATTCAGATTGTCATGGGATTAAGTCAGGTAACCGTAAACGTTGGGCAGGGTGGTTTAGGTCGCAGGCCATTAAACACCGATAAGATTTCAGGGCTATTGTTTTTCAACGACACCCTGCCGTCCGGATTTTCATCGAGCGCGAGAGAGAAGAAAGTGTATTCTCTTGAGGAGGCCGAAGACCTGGGGATCGCTGAAGGTAGTTCTGATCATGATGTTGAATGGTATCACGTTTCGGAATATTTCCGGATGAATCCAGACGGTGAGTTGTGGATCGGTTATTACGCTGTTCCGGCGTCGACATACGACTTTGTTGAGATTGCCACACTTGCACGTGCCGCAGCCGGAGAGATTCGGCAAATGGGCGTGTATGCTAATGGGCTCACATTCGCATCGGCGCAGTGTACAACTATCCAGGCAATCATTGAAGGACTTGAAGCTGCTTACAGACAATTCAGTGTCCTTTATGCCGCAAACCTAGCTGCAACAACTGCAGTAACGGGCTGGTCAAGCGTAACAGACCTACGTACGCTATCAGCCGAGAAAGTTACGGTAGTCATAGCTGAAGACGGTGACGGCGCGGGTGCCACGCTCGCGGGTTCGAAAGCGTACAGTATTACCGCGCTTGGATGCGCGCTTGGATGCATTAGTAGATCAAGCGTTGAGCAGTCAATCGGTAATCCGCAGAACTTCGATATATCCGACGGCACCGAAATGGAAGTCCCGGCCCTTGCAAACGGTGATCTTGTGAGCGCACTCACAAGCTCCGCGATGGGTGGATTGAAAGACAAAGGTTATCTGATTGCGATTAAACGCACACCGGATTTATCAGGAACATTTTTCGAGCGATGCCCGACTGCAATTGCAGCAACGAATGATTTTGCATGGCTCGAAACAAACCGGACTGTTGATAAAGCTATCCGTCTTGTAAGGTCAGCGCTTATCCCTCAATTAAATGGCACTGTGCTTTTGAAAGCGGATGGCACCATGCGCGACGAGGTCGTTGGTTACTACGAAGATCTGGCACAGTCGCCACTTACGCAAATGGAAGCAGATGGCGAGATCAGCGCCAGCGAGGTAAATATTGATCCAGAACAGGACGTACTCGGCACCTCTACATTGGAGGTTTCAGTAAGCATTGTTCCGGTAGGAATCGCAGAGACAATTACAGTGAACATCGGTTTAACAACTAATATTTAAAACTATGGCAGTAGTAGGGGTTCCGATGGTTAACGGAACAGAATACACACACGTTGATCTTGTTCTATTCATCCTTGGCGTTCCGGTTGTTGGTGTTAACGCAATCAAGTACAGCGACAACCAGTCGATCACGATGAATCACTCCACAGGAACGAAAGCAGTCAGTCGCGGCTTTGGCCCGGTTGTATGCGAGGGATCGATTACGCTGACAATGAAGGAAGTTAACAGGCTATCCGCTGCGGCTCCTGGGGGACGCATTCAAAATATTCCTGACTTCGATATTGGGGTAAACTTCTTAACTGAGGCGGGTGACTTTATCCGCCACAAGCTTATCCGTTGCCGATTCAAAGGAAGAAACCCAAACAGCCAGGTTAACAACTCACAAATCGAAGAAGAATTGGAGTTGTCAATCGCAGACATTAAGTACTAAACAAATATCCGTTATGTCAGAAGTAAAAACAGGACTGCCAGCTGGCGCAGTGTTCACCTTAACAGTTCCGCTTGATCGGGACAAAACAAAGTCAGCAACGTTCCACATGAAAGATATTGATGAGGCCACATACCTTGCGGCAAAGTCATTGATCGATAAAGGAAAGGATTTCGACGCGACAAGGTTAATGGTGAAAACCTTAACAATCGGCGGCGATAGCCCTGACATCATCAAAGACAATTTCATTGCGATCAACTCAGCGGCAAAAGCATTGATTGAATTGATCAAACCGGTAGAAGGTGAGTTAAAAAAAAATTAAAGGAGTATGAAATTCCCTGTGAGTATTCGACTGAATCGCCGGTACTCAGGGGTATTGAAGATCAATACGGATTAGCGCAACGTATCGCGCTAATCCGTTATTATTTCGGCACAGTCCCGCGAACATCGACTGAGTTTGCCGAGCAATGGGAGCAACTACTTTTCGCATTGAAGTTTGACGGTAAAATAAAAGTCAGTGAAGTGAACAAGGGATGAGTACCGAAAGTGCTGTATATGAGATCAAATTAAAGGACGCGTTTACGTCGCCCCTTGCCGCGGCTGAAAATAAAATGAACCGTTTTGAGGGCCGTGTAAATGGGCTTCAGGGCTCATTCAATGGGCTTGGTGGGTCGATTGCCGGCGCGTTTGCTGGTGGGGCTGTGGTGTCTGCGGCATCTTCGTTAATAGGCTATTTGCGAAGCATTGGGACAGATGTGGTTGACACGGCGGCAAAATTCGATGGACTAAAAAGGTCAATAGAGTTTGCAAGCGGGGAAAATGGGGCCAAAAATATCAAGTTTCTTGATAAT